TTTTTACTTGGCTATTTGATATCGAAGATGAAATACACCAAATTTGTCCAATAGTCTGGTGGCATGTTTGGGATAATTACCCATTCCCAGAATTTAATAGTCATTTTTATAACGCAACAGATTCTATTAATTGTCATTCACATATGACATACACAATGCTTAAAGAGTTTTATCCTGAAAAGACAAGATTCATACCTCATGCTTTGCCAGAAGAATTATTTTTTCCTATGGAAAAAAGTCAAGTGATAAAAAATAAAATAGAACTTTTAGGAGAAGATAGAAAAGATCACTTTGTTGGAATATGGGTTAACAGAAATGCAAAGAGAAAAAGATCTAATGATGTACTAAAATCCTGGGAATTATTTTTAAATAACTTAGAAGCAAAGACTGGTTCTAGAAACGGGACGTTGATAATGCACACAGAACCAACAGACAGTGAAGGACCGAATCTTTTTGAAACAGCAAGAATGCTGAATATTGAAAGCAATGTATTCTTTTCAAGAGATAGACTTGATTTTGATAAAATGAATATACTTTATAATATTTCTGATTTTTGCATCAATATTTCTTTTGCAGAAGGCTTTGGACTTTCAACGCTAGAAGCAATGATGACAGGCTGTCCGATAGTAGCAGTTAAAACTGGAGGTTTGACAAGGCAGGTTGTTAATCATAAAAATAAATCTCATAACGGTGTTGCACTGAATGTTGATTTAAAAACGCTTGTTGGTAGCCAAACTGTCCCATATATCTACGAAGATTATGTAACAAATGAAAATGTCTCAAAGGGCCTCATGCGAATGTATAATTTGAACAAGAATCCAAAGACTAGAAAAAAGCTTAAAAGTAAGGTTTTAAGATATGCTAGAAGTGAATTTTCATATCAAAAAACAGTTGACGACTGGCATGATTCTATGCTTGAAACAATAGAAAAATTTAAAAATAGAAATCAAAGTACTTGGGACATTACAACAATATGAGGTTGACATGAAAGTATTGCTTAGGGCCCCACTTTTAACAAATAGCGGCTATGGAGTTCATTCTAGACAGATATTTGAGTGGCTAGTTGAAAAAAAAGATATTGAGGTTTACACAGAATGCTTAAATTGGGGACAAACACCCTGGATTATTGATAGAGAAAAAGAAAACGGACTGATATCAAAAATAATGGATCGATCTATGGGTGACGCAGGACCATATGATATTTCATTTCAAGTACAGTTGCCAGATGAGTGGAATCCAGAATTAGCAAAAGTTAATGTTGGAATATCAGCATTTGTTGAAACTGATATGTGTTCAAGATCATGGATTGAGAAATGTAATAACATGGATCTTGTTATTGTCCCTTCAACATTTACTAAAAATGTTGTTAGAAAGTCGGGAATATTGATGACAAGAATAAAAGTAGTCCCTGAGTGGTTTAATCACAACTTGTCTAATTTGAGTGATTGTCTAGAAATATCTAAAAATGACGAAAGGTATAATTTTAACACAGACTACAATTATTTAATAATAGCCCAGCTTACAGCTCAAGATCCAGCTAATGATAGAAAAAATCTTTTTAATACTATTTCGTGGTTATTTGAATATCATAAAAATGATGAAAACGTAGGCGTAATTTTAAAAACTAACTTTGGAAGAGGGACAACATTAGACAAAATTAGAACAAAAGAACATTTGTCATCTTTGATTTCTAGAATCAGGCAAAAACCTGGACCAAAGTTACATCTTGTTCACGGGAATATGTCAAGTAAAGAAATAGCTGCATTATATACATCTAATAATGTAAAAGCATACGTCAGTGCGACAAGGGGGGAAGGCTACGGTCTTCCTCTTGTTGATGCAGCAGCAGCAGGAGTTCCTGTTATTGCAACAAACTGGTCAGGACATCTTGAGTTTTTAGAAAAAGACATGTTTATTCCAGTTGATTATGACATGACTGAAATAACAAAAAGCCGCGTCGATGAAAGAATATTCTATGAAGGCTTTAAATGGGCTGAACCAAGAAAATCAAGTTTTTTTAAGTGTCTAAAATCTCTATCGGAAGAAAATAAAAAGCATGTAAATAATGCTAAAAAACTATCAGAGCATACTATTAATAAATTTTCAAAGGAATCAATTAAAAAAGAATATGATAAAATTTTAGAAGACATTAGAAGAAAGTCATGACAGAAATGATATATATATCTTGCATCACCTTTCTGCTTCTTTTGTCGCTAATTTTAGCTTATAAACTTTATAAGTTTTCAGTTGTCATTCTTAAAATGGAGGACGCATTGGAAGAATCACTTGATATTCTAAATGAACGATACTCTAAAATGAATGACATACTTCAAACGCCTGTATTCTTCGATTCAATTGAGGTTAGACAAGTGATATCTGAAATCAAGGGGTGTCACGATGCTATCATGGTGATAGCAAACAAACTAACTTATGAAACAGGACTTAAAAGTGAAACTAAAGAAGAAGAAGCCTCAAACTCAGAAGCAGTCTAGAAGAGTAAAGGATCCGACATCAGTCAAGATAGCAACTGAGGGCTCAAAACAAGTCAAACCAAAAAAGAAAAAACCTTATTTTGGAAAAGATGCGCATAATGCAGTTGTTGAGTATCAGTCGACAGATAAAAGAGAAGAAAAGCATAAAATTTATGAAGAAAAGATTCGGCCTTCTTTTGAAAAGTTAGCAGAAAATTTAATATTCATTCATAGCTTTTCAACAAGCAAACAGCACTTTGAAGTATTAAAGTCTGACACTGTGAGCTTTTTATACGAGATACTTGAAAAGTTTGATCCATCGAGAGGATCGAAGGCATTTTCGTATTTCAATGTTTGTGCAAAGAATTTTTTAATTATTCAAAGTAAAAAAAGAATTAAAAATAAGATGAGACACGTAAGCATGAACGATGATTCTTTGAGCATGTCAGATAAGCATCAGATAGAAAGATACCAAGTATTGCCATCTTCAGAAGATATGTTTATTAGGCTTGAAGACATTCAGCTTTTGCATGAAATGATAGGGAAAATAAGATCGAGAGTTACAAATCAAAATGAAATATTGTGCATAGAAGCTGTTACAACACTTTTTAACAATATTGAAGAATTAGACTTCTTAAATAAACGAGCTGTTTTTGTTTATCTTAGAGAAATATCAGGATTGAATGCAAAACAGCTCTCTGTTTCTATGTCAAACATAAGAAAACACTATAGAGAGCTCAAAGGAAGTAATTTTGAGTATGATTTGTTTTAACACACCCGAGAGATTTTATGTCAAAAAGTATTGAAAAAGCACTTGATAAGCTAACAGACAAAGAAAAGAAAATTCAAGAATTTTCTGATTTATTAGATTCACTACAAAATACGCAAGATAAGAAAAAACTTTTATGGCGCGAAGCATATCAAAATGCATTGGAAGATAGAGAGTCTGCTAATATTTTGTTTACAGATCTAATGATGCAATCTACAAATAATTCGACAAATCATCTACAATTTGGACCATTAATGTCAAAATATCTTGAAAGGCTTTCTAAGTGTAACGATCAAATACTAAAATTAGCAGAGCTGATATCAAAAGAAGAAGAAAAAAATGAGATATCTGTTGATGATATATTTAATGAAATAGGCGCGTAGATATGAATTTTAACGAAGATCAAGACGGAGAACAAGTTTTAGATGACCCAAGAGGGGCAACGGATCCAGCATCTCTTGGCACAACAGCAGCAGGGCAGACTCCCTCTGGAAGAGGATACTCATTTACAAGAGGAGTTGTTCAAGAAGTAATATCAAATCCTGCTGAGTACTTAAGTAGAGTTGTTAAAGATCCGGATACAGGTGAAGACGCAGGAACAATAAAAGACTACATGGTTTACGATACAGATGTGAAAGAAAGAGATCCTTTTGTGTCCAATCATTCTGTGTCTAGGTGGATGCCTTTAAACTCTATAGCATGTTATGTAGGAGAAGGAAGATTATCATCAGGTGCCAAGCCAGTTATCGCATACCCGTTTTTCCCACAACATCTTCAGTTACCGCTTAAGCCAGGTGAACATGTATGGGTTCTTGTTGAATCTATTGGCAATAATATAACAAACTACCACTGGATGTGCAGGGTATCTAGTGACCGTCAGATAGATGATGTAAATTACACGTTTCACGATAGAAATTTTCATATTAGAAAATTGTATGACTCGTTTTTGACAACTGGAAACGTAACTGATGAAGAAGATACTTTTTTGGTTGGCTCAAGAAGTAGCATCACTTCTCCTAACTCTCCCTTGCCCGCTGGAATGTCATATGACAAATTGTGCGCGCAGTCATTAGCTTATTTAGAAGATTTTACAGGGGAACCTGTTCCAAGAAAGTTTGGAAAATGCGGAGACATGTTGATTCAAGGATCAAACAATACATTAATATCTTTAACAACAGAAATGTTTAAGGAAAAAGAAGAAATAGACGATACACTATTTGTCAATCCAGATGCAAGCTCTAATTCTGCAAATATGTTAACTCCTCTCGCTGGAACAATTGACATTGTTGTTGGAAGAGAAAAAGAAAGACTCAAGGCTTTGTCAACCTCAACAGATTCTGTGGAAGACGGACAACTAAATATTACGCTAGGTCATAGAGGATCGGGGGCCGAATCTTTAGAGCATTTTGAAGTAGACAAGCTAGATGAACCGCAGGGCCGCGGCGAAAATAAAATTGAAGGGCTAGACTCACCAAGAGATGTTTACGCGAGAATGTATGTTGGAATGAATAGCACTCCTGACGAAAGCTTTGAGATGCCAAATGAAGATTTTGAAAAACAAGAAGGGTCAACAGTTGTCAATTATAGTGACCTATGCAGAACATTCGCTGAAGAAAATGTTAGAATTTGCAATTTAGCAGGCAATTCTGTAATTGACATGGCTTCAGACGGCAGTATCACACTACAAACAGGCGACGGTGACACAGCAGCAAAAATCATCCTTAAAGCCTCAGGCGATATTATTATCAAACCTGGATCAGGCGGCCTATTACACTTAGGGGGTGATGAAAATGATACTTCAACAGCCGTATGCGGCATAACGTGCACGGCCACGGGAGGCACTGCAGTAGCTGCCGCGGCTCTATCGGGAATGGGTGGAATGATGATGGCCGGTGATGGTGTCCCAGGAAATGGCTTTACAAGTTCAAAAGTTGTTTTAAAGGTATAAATTAAGTAGAAGAAAATGTCAGAAACACTTACAAAATTAGGTTTTACAGAGTTCAAAGATAACGAAGCACGACAAGATGCATTTTTAACAATGATAAGAGAGAGCATGGAATCCCAGTCTCCTGCACAACTTCTTGGAGTACCAATAGGAATCCCAGTAATTCCCTTATCTTCTGAAATTGCCGCATCGATGGCAGACGGATTTTATGGTTCAGATGAAACACCAGCTGAACACAAAGATCGATGCCCAAATTTCCACCCAGTTGTCTTCGAAATAATGGAGACAATTGCAACAACACTAGACGCACCAGCAGCAAAATCTGCTGCCCCATTTTTTGTCGATCCAACAGAACCGCTCCTACCCCTTATTGACTACTTAGAAGGGCTTCTGTCAACTGAAGAGATTGAAGAAAAACTGGAAGAGATAATGTCTCGTGCACCGAAACTTTTAAAAGCAATGAAGGAGTTTCCGGACGACTGGGAGCCTCTTTATGACGAAATTGTGCTAATAAAACCGGGGATTGACGATGAAGAGCTTAGAGAAAGATTAAAAGAATTGCAGGACTCTTTCTCTTTTGACTTAGAAGGACTTGAACCACCATCAATACCGATACCAACACTACCATTTTTAAATGTCCCACCAATGGTCTACCCAAATTTTGGAATTATAGCATTTTTTCAAAAATTGGTAGCAGCACTACCCACCATCGTTCAAGAAACAATTGACGGGATCCTCCGCTCGATAGATGATTTTATCAGCGCAGTTGCAGAAGGAATTTTAGCAGTAATAGAATTTATTCTTAATAAGATTGTTCAGCCAATAATTGATGCTGTTAAACCATATTTTGAAGGGTTATTTAAAATGTTAGGTTTTGTTGCCCTTATAAGTACAATTTTAGTTTTCACTGTTGGCATGACACTGCTTACTATACTCGGGATATTGATAGGTACAGGTATGATAGCAAAAGGAGTTCAAAATTTGTTAGGCCTTTGATTAATCGAAATATCTATAGGTTGATATTTATTTATTGGTGCATCACGTTTATTATTGTTTTTAAGAGAGGATTTTATGTTTAACTTTAAAAGTTCGGGAATAAAGATATCTGATCCAAAGTTTAGAGAAACTAAAGAGTCAGCAGAATCAAAAATAAGACCAATCGGAATAAAAACACCTCTTGAAATCGGCGACGACAGAGCTGAAATTTTCAAAATGCACATTGACCCACTAGAGCAGATAGCTGATAATTTAAGAAATTTGGTGCAAACTAATAGCGGTGAAAGGCTAGGTAGATACTCAATTGGGTGTGACTTGATGTCACTTTTATTTGATAGAAATTCTCAAAATGAAGCTGAATACGAAAATATTGCTATTCAAAATATCAAAAAGCAGGTTCAAAGATACATGCCTGTTGTTGCAATTGACGAAGTAAGATTTTCATCAGTTGATAAAGTAGATTACACTGATAAAACTAGTTTGTCAAAAGTTATTATAAATATACAGTTTTCTGTCCCTAGATTGAAAAGATTAAAAAATAGAATTGAAGTAGTACTATACAATGGTGGATAACAATGCCTAAAAATATTAGAAAGAGAAAAATTAATTTCAAAGATACGACTTACTTAAATAGAGACTTTGAGTCTTTTAGGAATGAGCTGATAAGATATGCAAGGGTTCACTACGGTGATACAATACTTGATTTTTCTGAAGCATCCCTTGCAGGTATGTTTGTCGACATGGCAGCATATGTCGGCGACATCATGTCTTTTTATCAAGATCACCAGTTTAATGAATTAAGCTTAGAAACAGCAGTTGAAGAAAGAAATATAGAAAGGTTAATAAGGTCAGCCGGCGTTAAAATTACAGGAGCTAGCCCATCTTACGTAGAAGTTTCATTAAAATTAAAAATTGATGCAGTTGCACAAACAGACGGATCAACAACACCGTCAGCTGCTTCGCTGCCTGTAGTAAGATCAGGAACAGTTATATCTTCAACATCAGGTGTTGAATTTGAACTTTTAGAAAATATAGACTTTGCAGAAAAAGACGACGATGGCGAGCTCATCGCAACTGTTGAAGTTGCATCAACAAATTCAGACTCAGTCCCAACAGAGTACTTTTTGTCAAGAATAGGAAAGTTTACAAGCGCAAAAACTATTATTGAGACATTTATAATACCAGACATTTTTAAACCGTTTAGAACAATAACTTTAAAAAATTCAGATGTTAATGAAATTATAAGAATAACAGACAAAGACGGCGATGACTATTACGAAGTAGATAGCTTGACACAAGATACTGTTTATATTAAACAAAAAAATGACTTAGCAGATTACTTATCTGTTCCTGAAAGAATTAAAATGATTCCTGCACCAAAAAGATTTGAAAAATTTACAGATAGAAAATCAAGAAAGACAACAATTAGATTTGGTTCAGGTGATGAAGACGTATTTGATGAAGATGTTGTGCCAGACCCAAGCGAACATGCTGTAACTTTTTATGGAGATAGAAAATCATTACCATTTGTTTCTATTGACCCAAATAAATTTTTATCGACAACAACTCTTGGAATCAGCCCTAGAAATACAACTATCACTGTAAAATATAGATCCGGGGGAGGAGTAAAACATAATGTTGCTGCATCACAAATAACTTCTGTCAAGTCATTGATTACAAAATTTCAGACAAGTGTAGACCCAGTAACTGTTTCAAAAATACGAAGTACTGTATCATGCTTGAATGGTACTCCAGCTGCGGGAGGAGAAAATCAACTTTCATTAGAAGAGTTCAGGCAGATTGCACTATCTTCGCAGAATGCACAATCAAGAATTGTGACAAAAGAAGACTTAATTTCTAGAGTGTACTCTCTTCCAAATAAGTTTGGCAGAGTTTTCAGAGCAGGCGTAAGAGACAATCCATATAATCCGTTTGCTACACATCTTCATGTTCTATCTAGAAACGCATCAGGAAAGCTAGAGTGGACAAGCTCTACTTTGAAAGAAAATATTGGAAAGTTTCTTGAAAACTACAGACTAATAACAGACGCGATAGACATTGTAGACGGAGTAATAGTCAACATAGGTGTAGATTACTCAGTATCTGTTGATTCAAAATACAATCCTGATATTGTTCTCCAATCAGTCAACTTTAAACTTCAAGAATATTTTGATATTAGAAATTTTCAAATTGATCAGCCACTGATGCTGAGTGAAATTCAAAACTTAATAATAAACACAGAAGGCGTCGTTAGTATGCTAGAGATGGATATAATTAGCAAAGAAGGTACAGTGGGAGCAAATTCTTACACAGACGTATCTTATGATCCATATCAATACAAAGACAGGGGTATCCTATACCCACCACCTGGTGGAATATTTGAAGTAAAATTTCCCAATGATGATATATCAGGAAGGGTAAAGTAAATGTACAGAGTACTTTCAGCTAGCAAAGATGGGTATATAACAAATAGAGTTATCAACAACAGGTACAGAGCAACAGATTCGAATACAGGTCAAGCGGGAACTTTAGACCTTTTTAAGCTATATAATGAGTCAACACTTTCAGGTTCTTCTGAAACAATTGAGCTATCTAGGCTTCTAATAAAATTTGACTTAAATGAAGTTAAAAAAATGCATAATAGCGGAACTGTTAATATAGCCGATAGTTCATTTAGTGCGACTCTTAAGCTTCATGATGTATATGGTGGTCAGACAACACCAAATGATTTTACATGTATTGTTTTTCCACTTGCAAAAGATTTTGACGAAGGCTCAGGTCATGATATTGTTAATTATGCTGACTTAGATAGCAGCAACTATCTAACAGCTTCAGTTACTGCTGGAGCAGCGACACTATGGACAGTTCCTGGTGCAATGAGATCTGGTAGTCTAGGCGCTTCAATTGATGTAATTGTAAGTGGAGCGATCGCCGGCAAAGGTGGGACAGTAGAAAATTTAGCACCAACACAGTACTTTAGAACAGGTGAAGAAGACTTGGCTGTTGATGTTACAAAAATAGTATCAGCATCAGTAAGTGACATTATTTCTGATAAAGGATTTTTAATTGCATTTTCAGGTGCTTTTGAAAAAGATACATACAGTTATTTTGTTAAAAGATTTGCTTCTAGAAACAGTGCTAATACAAGCATAAGACCCAAG